GGAGGTCTCACAAACCGTGCCTCGCCTGAGCGAACCGGCGAAAGACATTCTTGTGAAGATTATGCAAGGGAAGATTCGCCACGGCGGGCACCCGGTCTTGCGGTGGTGCGCGGACAACCTCGTGATGACCGTGGACTCCAAGGAAAATATCTTGCCGAACAAGGCGAAGGCGACGGACCGGATCGATGGAATGAGCGCGTTGATCACGGCATGGAACCGGATCACGAATTCACCCGTCGAGCTGAATCTCTACGAAAAGGAAGGACTTTTAATCATTTAAGGGGGGAGGAGATGAGGACACTGAAAGTTGGAAAAAGGGTTTTGACGACGAAGGATGTTTTTTTCATCGCGGAAATCGGATCAAATCACATGGGGGATCCGGACCTTTGCGAACGGATGATCATCGAGGCGGCGCGATGCGGGGTGGATGCGGTGAAGTTGCAGAAACGGGACGCCTCCATGATGACGGCGACCGAAAGGGCGCGGCCGTATGAAAACGAGAATTCATTCGGCAAGACCTACGGGGAACACCGGGACGCGCTGGACTGGTTCGGGATTCGCGAATTCAAGCGGTTCAAGGCCGTTGCGGAAGCCCTGGACGTGATCCTATTCGCCACGCCCTTTACGGCGAAAGACGCGCTTTTTCTCCGCAAGCTGGATATGCCGCTTTACAAAATCGCTTCATGCGATGCGACGAATCTCCCGCTGATTCGCTCCGTCGCAGGGTTTGGGCGGCCGGTCCTGATCTCCACCGGCGGGGCAACCTTGCAGGACATTGACGCGATTGTCGCCGATCTGGACAAAATAACCTGCAATTATTCAATTCTGCATTGCGTTTCGACCTACCCGAACAATGACGCGAACTTGAATCTCTTGAACATCGTTACCCTGCGGGAACGGTATCCGGGTTGTCTCATCGGGTTTTCCTCCCACCATCCCGGAATCGAGCCGCTTGTGATTGCTCGCGTCCTGGGCGCGTCGATCTTCGAGGTCCATTTTACGCTCAACCGGGCGAACAAGGGAACGGACAACGCCTTTTCCCTGGAGCCGAAGGGGCTTGCACAGGCCATTGAGGACGTGAAGCGGGTTGACAGGATGCTCGGCTCTGCAAGCCGGGTCGTGTCGGATGCGGAACGGATTGGCTTTGTCCGGAAGATGGGGAAGGGGATTTACTTAAAAAGGCCGATGCAGGCCGGGTCGGTCCTGACGGATGGGGATATTTGTTTCAAGGCGCCCGCCGGTGGGCTGCGTCCGGGGGAGGCGGATCGGGTTGTCGGGCATTCCTTGATTGCCGACACGTCCACCGGCGTGGCGCTGGGTATGGGGGCGGTGCGATGAGTGAATTGGTTCAATGGGTCAAGGGGCTGTTCTTTGTCGTGACGATCCTGACGGCCGCAGTTTTGATTGTCATGGCGAAGGTGCAGGAAATCAGAAACCTTTTAGCGGGGAAAGGAGGTCATTTATGAGTTTGGATTGGGAAGGAAGTTGTTTGGATTGTCGGCCGCTTACGGGAAAGGTCGCGGTGATCACCGGGACCAGCGGCCAGCTCGGGCCGATCTGGGTCGAGACGGTGAAGGAACTCGGGGGGAAGGTCTGGGGGATGGACCTTCCAGACGTGGATGTGTCGAATATGAGGCAGGTCATGGCGTCGGCGGATGAATGTCTGGAGGTTCACGGGGCGCCGTCGGTCCTGATCCTCAACGCGGCAATCGACAACCCGCCGGGATCTGACGCCTCGTTTCACGGGAATGTGGACAGGATTGTCGAGGTGAACCTGATCGGGGCGACAAACACGGTGGATGCGTTTCTCTACGAGATGATCAAAAACGGCGGCGGGGTGATCATTCCCATCGTTTCGATCATGGGGCGGATCGGCGCGGACTGGCGGAATTACGCGGACGGATGGGAAAAGCCGGTGGGCTACAACCTGAGCAAAGCGGCTTTGGAACAATACGTCCGCAGCCTGACGACGCAATATGGCCGATACGATATTCGGGCGTGCGGCATCGGCTTCGGGCCGTATGACGGGGGGAAGCTGGACCCGGTATTTCTGGAAAAGTTTTTGCGGAACGTCCCGCTTGGGCGGCCCGTTTCGGAAAGATCGGCGAAGGCGACAATGACGTTTGCTTTAACGTGCCCGGAGTTTGCGGGACAAACCGTTATGATTGATGGAGGTTACACGGCATGGTGAAGAAAAAAGACCGAGAGAAGAAACCGGCGGACCTGACGCCGGAGGAACGGCAGCAGATGGCGGATGTGCTGACAAGGAAAATCGCGGCGCTTATGAGCGACTTTCTCAAAAAAAACCGGGTGCATCGTTTCAGAGATCACCATTATGAGCCACGGCACGCCGGGTGTCAACGGTCAGGCGTCCGTGACCCAGACGGTGAATCTTCGTTACGGGGTCCCTGAATTTATGCAGAGACCAAAGATTGAGATCAACAACGGATGAAAACGATTGCCCTTATCCCGGCCCGGAGAGGATCGAAGCGCCTGCCGGGAAAGAACATGGCGCTTTTGTGCGGAAAGCCGCTCCTCCAACACGCGATTGAAAGCGCGAAGGAATCGCGGATCTTCCACCGGATCATCGTATCGACGGATTGGGAAGAATGCGTTGAACTTGCGATGTCCCTGGGGGTGGGGTGGATTCTGAGGCCGGAGAGGATCAGCGGGGATCAGTCGCATGATTTTGAGTTTGTCAAACATGCGCTCGACGCGAACAGGGGCTTTGACATCTTCGCGATTCTCAGGCCGACCTCGCCCTTCCGTACGCCGTACACGATCCTCCGGGCGATGTCGCAGTTTATCCGGGGGGATTGCGATTCCATGCGGGCGGTGGAGCGGACGCGGCACCATCCGAGAAAGTCATGGGTTATCGAAAATGGTTACATGAGCCCGGTCTGCCCGGTGAAGATCAACGGTTTTCCTGGGTTCGACTTGGGCACACAGATGCTGGGGGATGTGTATTGCCAAAACGGGGCGATCCATATCGCATGGACCCGGGTGATTGAAGAGTTTGGGAATGTATCGGGGGAGGCGATCAGGCCGTTTTTCACGGCGGGGAAAGAGGGGATCGACATTAACGGTCCCGAAGATTTGAAGTTTGCCGAATGGCTTATGAAAGGAGGGAGTTAACATGGCAGTTGTATGCGGGAAATGCAAGACGGTGGCAAAGCGGATCAATGAGGATATCGATTGCGATTATCAGAACCTTTATTGCCCGAACTGTGCGGCGACGAACAAAACCACGCTTTTTCTGGAAGAAACCAAAAAGGGCGATGACGATGAGGAGGATGAATGAAACTCTTCTTCGTTTCAAAGGAAGAACTGGACAGGATCGCGGGCGGTGCGGGGTGGCTTGATGCGCTCCGCTTGAACGTCCTTTACATGGTCCAGCAGGCGGGCAGCGGGCACCTCGGCGGCTCGCTGTCCAGCCTGACGATCATGGCGCCTCTGTTTTTTGATGGTGAAATGTCATCATTGGAGGGGATGAGACGATGAATTTGCCGTTCAAGATGAGAACAGATTCGATGATGGAGCAATACCGGGCGGACAGCTTTTTCATGAAGGAGCCGGAAACGCTGGTCTGGATTCGGTCCTTCCGGCCGGACGCGGTCTTTTTCGACGTGGGCGCGAATGTGGGGGTTTATTCCCTGTTTGCCGCCTCGCTCTTTCCCAGCATGGAGATTTACGCCTTCGAGCCCCTGCCGGCGAACTATCTCAGGCTGAAAGAGAACATCGCCTTGAACGGATTCGAGAATATCCGGGCTATTCCCTACGCAATCGGGAACGGATATGGACTCCGGGCATTCAACGCAATTTCAAAGGAGGTCGGGTCATCGGGGGGGCAAGTGTTGAACTGGTTCGGCAAGAAGTCCGAAAAGGTCATGCTTGCCTCCCTTGACGGCCTCTGTCTATTCAATCACGGGTCGCAGTTGCCCTATGGCCGGCTGCCGAATCCCGATTACGTCAAGATTGACATTGACGGGCAGGAGCTGGGGGTGGTTCGGGGGATGATCAACATTTTGCCGGGGGTGAAGTCCGCCTTGATTGAGGTATCCGGCGCAAGCAGGGCCGAGGTTGTGAAAATTTTGCACGATGCAAGATTCACGACGGACAACAGATTCAATCGGGTTTATCCACATTCGAGCGACCGGCGCAAGCGGGAGGGGATTGATGCGGAAAACATCGTTTTTGAAAGGACTTCCAATGCTCTGTAATGAATGCCCGAAGCGGGCGGTTTGTTCAAGTCTGTGTCCGGAAGCGGAGTTATACGCGAGTCAGGATGAAGTGGCGCAAAGGGAATTGCCGGTAGGGTTGCCGAAATACAGCGTCAAGATACAATGGGGGGTTTCAATACATCTGACAAAAATGGAACGCGAAATCTTAACGCTTTTAGCCCGTGGGCTATCAAGGGAAGATATTTGCAAAACACTTGATATTTCAAGAAATACACTCCGCGTTCATCTCAGAAACGCAAAGAAAAAACACTAAAAATCTTAACGCTTTTTCCCATCTATAGAAGGCAATGCCTTTGCCTGGGCCTTGTATAGGTCCGCGACGGCCGCAGTTGATTCGGCGGGGAACTCGTTACGCGGAGGGGAGGGCCGCGTAATTCATACCTCATGGACAGCACACATGGGAATTTTACATAGAGTCGGCAGCTTCCTCACGCGGAGCGGCGTGAACAATCCGATTTACTGGATCACCAAGCATTTCGGCGGCTCCGCGGCTGGCGTCAACGTCACGGCGGACAATGCGATCAAGGTGTCCGCCGTCTATGCGTGTGTCAAGGTCGTTTCCGAAACGATCGCCTCCCTGCCGCTGATGCTCTACAAGCGCAAAGGGAACGGGAAGGACGTTGCACAGGACCATTATCTATACCCGCTTCTCCATGACGCCCCGAATGATTTCATGACCTCGTTTGAGTGGCGCGAGGGGCTCATGGCCCACCAGCTCCTGCGGGGGAATTCCTACAATCTCAAAGTCCAGAAAGCCTCGGGGAAGATCGTCGAACTCCGACCGCTGAATCCCGCAAACATGGAGATCGTCGTCGATGAAGGCCAGCCGGTCTATCTCTACAAGCATGAGGATGGGAAGGAGGAGAAATATACCAGTGACAAGATATGGCACGTCAAAAACCTTCCAATTTCCAGCGCCTATTCCGGAGGACTTCCGGAGGGGATCAAGGGGCTCTCCCCGATCAGCGCCGCCAAGGAATCCATCGGCATTGCGATCGCAGCGGATGACTATTCCGGAAGATACTTCCAAAACAATGCCTCTGTCGGGATGGCCCTCAAATATCCGGCGGGGGTCAAACTAAGCGACAACGCAAAGGAATACCTCAAAGACTCCCTCGCCGAATACGGGAAGGCCGAGAATAAATTCAAAAGCATTGTTCTCGAAAACGGCGGGGAACTGACCAAGGTCGGGATGTCCAACGAGGATTCGCAGTTTATCGAATCCCGGCAGTTTTCCGTTGAAGAAATCGCCCGCATATTCCGCGTCCCGCCCGTGATGATCGGTCATCCGACAAACACGATGACCTACGCCTCAGCCGAACAGCTCTTTTTGTCCTTTGCGAATTACACCATTGCGCCCTGGTGCAAGCGGCTGGAGCAATCCATGAACCGCTATCTCCTCACCGACAAGGAACGCAAGGAATACTTCTTTGAATTCAACATGGCGGGTCTGCTTCGGGGCGACCTCGCGGGGCGGTATCAGGCTTACGCCGTCGCCCGACAGTGGGGCTTCATGAGCGTCAATGAGATCCGATCCCTCGAAAACTGGAACCCGATCGAGGGGGAGGCGGGGGACATCTATTTGCAGCCAATGAACATGGTGGAGGCGGGGACGGAATACGAACCGAAACAACTAAACCCAACGGATGAACCAAAAGCGGAACTTGAAAAAGCAGAGGAGACAGGAGGCGAAGATGCCTGATCACCAACTTGAATACAGGACATACGCGGTCGCGCTGACCGTGGAGAAGAGGGACGAGCAGACGCCGGAAAAGATCGTCGGTCATGCGGCGGTGTTCAACGTTGTCGGCGACGGGGGGTTTTTCCGGGAGAAGATCGCCCCCGGCGCCTTTTCCAAATCCATCGAAAGGGATGACGTGCGGGCGCTGTTCAATCACGACCCGAACTTTGTTTTGGGGAGGAACACCGCCGGGACGCTGACGCTTCGGGAGGACGAGAAGGGGCTGTGGGTTGAGGTGGATCCGCCCGATACGCAGTTTGCGCGTGACTTGAAGGTTTCGATCCAGCGGGGGGACATTTCCCAGATGTCGTTTGGGTTCGAGATTATCAACGAGGAGAGACAGAAGGGCGAGGAGAAGGAGCCGGATCTGTATGTGATTCGCGAGGCGAAGCTCTGGGATGTCTCCCCCGTAACCTATCCGTTTTACAAGGAAACGGATGTTTCCGTTCATTCCCGCGCAGCGTGGGCGGATGAACAAAAGCGGCAAGCATCACTACCGATTGGAAAGCGCGTTGCGCTGCTCCGGCGGGAACTCAATTTAAAGAGACTCTAACAATCAGGAGGTTAAAGATGGAAAAATTAATGGAACTCCGGGCCAGAGCTGAGGAACTCATTGCAAAGATGAGGGCCATGCTGGACAAGGCCGATACGGAGACGCGTGATCTGACCGATGACGAAACCGCTGAGTATGCCTCAATGGAGGCTGAATCGGACAAACTGGATCGGGAGATCAAGCGCCTCGAAAAATTGGAGGAACGCGAGGCTGCGGTCGCTGCAAAAGACGACAAGCCCTATAAAGTCACGATGAAGAAACGGAATGACCGCCCGAAGGAATTCCGGTCTTTCGGGGAATTCATTTATTCAATCCGTTTCGATCTGAATGACCCGCGCCTTCAGGATTGCGAATACAGGGAATTTCCTCCGGAGACACGCGAGCAGTCAATGGGGACCGGGACCGAGGGCGGGTTTGCCGTTCCGGAGCAGTTCCGGCCAGAGCTTCTCCAGGTCCAGCCCCAGGAGGCCATTTTCGAGCCGCGCGCAACCGTGATCCCGGCCGGTGATCCGCCGGATGCGAAAATCTCCATGCCTTCCCTGGATCAGACTTCCGCGAAGAACATTTATGGCGGCGTGGTCATGTATAAAATCGGTGAGACCACAACCCTGACCGAATCCTCGTTGGCCCTCAAAGAGGTAAATCTCGAACCGGCCGGCATCGGCGGGTATGTCATCACATCCGACAAACTGCTTCGCAACTGGCAGGCGTCCGGTCCGCTGATCGGAAACCAGCTACGCAAGGCTCTGATCGGCTTCAAGGACACGCAGTTTTATAACGGCGACGGCGTGGACGGTCCGCTCGGTGTTTTGCAGTCACAGGCGCGGGTGGACGTGAACCGGACCACGGCGAGTCAGATCGTGGACGACGACATCCGGAACATGATGAAGGTCATGAAGATGGGCGGCTCCTACGTCTGGATCGCCTCTCAGACCACAATGGCCTATCTGCTGGCCCTCGCGGACGGCGGTAGTAATTTCATCTTCCATTCCGACTACACCAAGCCGATCCCGAATACGCTGATGGGAATTCCGTTGATCTTCTTCGATCGGTCCGTCGCGCTCGGGACAAAGGGCGACCTAATCCTTGTGGATCTGAGTTACTACCTCATCAAGAAAGGGTCGGGGCCGTTCGTGGCCGCTTCGGAGCACGTCTATTTCACGTCAAACCGGACGGTTATCAAGATCACGGACAACGTGGATGGGAAACCGTGGCTTACGGCAAAACTGCCTCTGGAAGGCGCAACCACGAACTATGTCAGCCCGTTCGTCGTGCTGAACTAACAGACGATTCAAGGAGGTTTGAAATATGAGTGCATATTTAGGTGAACGAGTCAGAGCGGATCTGGCAATTCTCGCGATGGGCGGGGCCACGGGCGGGGCGGGACAGACGACTTTCAATGCCTCGACTGCCGGGGTGTATTCAAAATGCTACTCCCTTGCGGGTGTGGATAAGGTCATGGTTCTGTGCGGCCAGGGGAATGCGACCGGCGTTGCCCTTGTTCCGTCGGAGTGGAAGATTATGGTTGGAAAGTATGATGCTGGCGGGGCAAGTGCGCTGGCATCATTGGCAAGCGCGAGCATCAAACTCGGTTCCTCATCGACGGCCGGAGGTGGTGGTTCAACCGGCGCATGGGGCAACGATGGGCTCGTTGAGGTAATGGTCCACTGCGATGCGACGGGTGCCGCCGATGCGGGCGATACCCTCGCTTTTGACGGCACGACCTTCACTATTGCCGCGGCCGGGACAGTTGCGGACAAGACCCTTTCGACGGGGAACATTGCGTTTATGAACGACTTCAAGGCCGCGATTGCGACTTGGTGCACGCACCTTGAACTCGCGGGCGTCGTCACGGCGACAACCGACACGCGAGCCGTTCTTCGGTCGAAGGACTACGGTTTTGCGGGTCCACAGACGACCGGTATAAGCGTCGTCGCATCCACCAACGCGACAACCGGAGAAATCGAGCTGATCGGTCAGAAATATCAGGGTGTGATCGAATTTACACCCGCCGATGTGCTGGCGACCAACAGCAGCTACACGCACTTCGGGATCAAGCTGAATTCCAGCGTGACCACAACCATGATGACCGCATGGGTTATCCGGACAGGTGCGTATAACTCCACGCAGACCAAAGTGACGCGGCTGTAAACTTCAAACACAGGAGGGCAAAGGGGAATGGGAAAAAAGGGGGAAGGCAAAGTGGAA